CGAAGGTAAAACTATCATATTGTATTTCCATACATTATGTATCTATTATTTCCTGTGTGAAGAAGTGAGATTGTAGCGAATTGACCAGCAGTTCTAAATTGATTATTATAACTACTAATTAATACATTCGAACCACTTCCTGTAATTTGAATTTGTCCTGTGCCAATTTGAATAATCGAAGTATTAAATCCATTTGAATTACCACTTACTATAATACCATTAATTTGAGAGGATGAATTAGCTAATATAACTCTACCATTATCATTTCCAGATATAATAAAATTCGTGCTTTCATTTACAAATTGAGGCATCGCATTTATTAATGTAGAATTATTTAAATCTACAGTTGCGTTTTGTATTGTTACATCAACTCCAGAAAGATTTATATTATCAATATTATTTAAATCAACAGCATTAAAAATACCAGTTTGATTTACATATAAATTTCCAGAAACTAGGGCATTATTCATTAATCGTAGGTCTGTTCCGCTAATATATACTGGAGAATTAATGAAACTAATATTAACTCCAGTAAATGTCATATCTCCAACACCACTAAGATTAAGAGCCGTATCAATTAAATTGATACTTTCCCCAGAGAAGGTTGTTGGACCAGATAATATCTTATTTCCAGTTATATTAATTGAGTTTGAATAAATATTGATTTGATTTTGAAAATCTATATTTAATGTATTTGGATTGTTTAGAATTTTATTTCTATTTGTTCCATCTGATATAATTCCGGCTCCGCTAGAAAAAATTTGATTATTTCTACCTATTGAAAATGAATCGTTTCCACTTAAAAGATTATCTCTTCCACCCAATATAGAACTGTAATTTCCTCGTATAGTATTATACGCTCCCCCGTTAATATTCGATGCTGATCCACTTATAACATTAGAATAACCACCACCCAAGAAGCTATAATCACCAGTAAGTTTATTTAAATAACCTCCTACTAGAACTAAAGCGAATCCAGATGTATTATGATAACCACCACCTATAATAGTATTAAAAATACTAAATTGAGATATATTTGATTTCCATGAATTTAGAATTGTGTTAGCGCCAGTAAAATTTCCAGTATAATTAGCTGGATGATCAATTAAATTAAAATAACCATTGATAATTGAATTATGTTTGCCTCCGTAGATTGTATTCTCTTTACCACCAATTAAACTTACATAATCATCAAGGGCTATACCAAAGTCTGTCATCAAAAATTGATTATATCCAGAACTATAATTATAATTACCACCTATTATAACAGATTGAGTTCCATTTAATGTATTATTTTGTCCAGCAATAATAGCATTGGTCTCATTATTGTTTGTGCCAATTAAATTATAAGCTCCACCTATAATTATATTTCTATCTCCAGAAGTTCCAGTAACATAATTGAAAAGACCAAATAAAATCCCATTGTTAAAACCATACGCATCTATCTGAGAAAAATCTGACGCAATAATAGAATTACTTTCTATTCCTCTTGATAATAAATTACTTTCTCCACCTATGATTAAAGATGTTAGATTTCCACTACCAATACTATTAAATAGTCCGCCAAATATATGATTATTTGTATCGTCTCCACTTACATAATTAGATGGACCAATAATAAAACTTTTATTTGATTCTACAGTTTTTGGATTAACATAAAAATAATACGATCCAGAATTAAAATTGATAATACCACTCGTAAGTTGTTGATATAAACTCGTAGATTCTACAGCTTGAATTAAGAAGCCGCTTAACTCTGGCTGGTCTATCTGTTTAACTCTAATTAAATTTTGTGGCATAAATTTTAGCTATTTATACTATGATATAAAATACTAGCGACATAAGTATCTACAGAGTGTTCTGCTGCAATACTTTCTATCTTAGAAATCATATCTAAATTTTTATCTTTAGGATCTTCAACATATATCAATGTTGAATTATCCCAATTTTCTGGACTTTCATTAGAAACAATAATTTTAGCTATTTCAAATGCTACATCTTTTTGTTGTTTCGATAGTTTTCTAATAGAATGCTTCTCTCTTAGACTAGCTTCTATCTTATCTTGTAGTTTTGAAGCTAAAATAAAATTATTTTTTATCTTTTCTAAATTAAAAAGCGTAGCTTTAGATTGCCTACCTTGTCCAACTGGTGAAATATTTTTTGTTGATTGAGGAATTCCGGTAGAACCAGCTGGTCTACCAGGCTCACCCATTTTTGCTCCACCAATTAGCGGTTGATAAAGCCCTTGATCTTTCAATTCTCTAAATTTTTGTTGAGAAGATATTGAGTCATCTGCAGATGGAAGTCTACCAGTTTCAATAGCAGAGATTCCTTCTTCTGGAGTTAAAACGCCTAGTTCTACAAGTCTTGTATAAACTCTTGAATATTGGATATCGTCTTTAAGATCGATATCTTCAAAATATGGGGTTGGATAGTTTTTAAATCCTAATTCTTTGCTTATTCTTCTTATCTCTGGGAATAAGAAATTATTTAAGAATGATTCTCTCGCCTGTTTAAGTCTTTCTACGAAGACTTGAATCTTAATCTTTTCGTTTGCATATTTCTCATTTCCAACTAAAATATTATTTAAACCTATATAAATATCTCTATCTACAATTTCATATTTTTGTGGTCCAAGTAATGCGCCTATATCTGGTATAACAAATTGAGCTTTAGTTGTATAGTCTGCGATAAGAACTCTACCTACGCTTTGATTCTCGAATAAAGATTGCATTGCTTGTAAATTTTTTTGATTAATTCCACCTTTATCTGGATCTGCTCCCATAGTAACTAAAAGTATAGCCTGTTGCGTAGTTCTTGCTACTGCCATATCCATCTTTTTCATCTCAGCTTTCCAATTAATATCTTCTAATACGGGAAATCCCATAGGAACTGCAAATGGTTCGTAGTCTTGCTTTTTATAAAAAACTGCGGAAATTCTTTCTGGGTCTAATGGTAAAATTAAAACTCCTACAGTTTTTTGTTTTATTAATTTTTTTGTTTCTGGCGGTAAACTATTTAATACTTCTAAATCTTCATCTGTTTTAGGATTCTTTAATCTCTCTAGTTCGTAATCACTTATTAATTTATAATATCTTCCTATTGAAAAATTTATACTTCCGCCAATTTGAACATCAGCAGGATTAATAATAATATATCTAGCTGGTAATTTTAAATTAGCGGCTCTAGATATCAATCCAAATGTTTGATAGATTTTATTAATATCTTCCTCTTTAACTTTTGTATCAAATCTATAGATAAATACGTTACCACTGCGATAATATTCACGGAAAAATTGGTCTTGTAAATCAAATAAATTTATCTTCTTAAAAAGAGCGCTGAAAAAATCTCTACTTTTTTGACTTCCACCTTTAAAATAAATATCGCTGCAAGAAAATTCTGTCATTAAATCAATAGTATTTCTAAATATTGCAAAATTATAGTAAGCTTTCTGACATAGAACTACAGCATCTCTAATATCCATATTAGAGTAATTTGATACGCTAGTCGCATACCTAAATGGTATTAATCCCTCGTCAATATTTTTATACTTATCCGTCCTATTTATTGTCGCAGCTTTATTTCTTCTTAGGGGTGTTTCAGATGAACTTACGCTGGCTTTAGCTTCGTAGGTAGAAGCTGTTGATACCATCAATGGTTCAATTTCATTATTTTTCTTAATTTTTTGCTGTTTTTTATTATTTTTTGACATTTTACTCATAAATATTACACATTATTTGATCATTATTGGTGAAAAAGTGGGTATTTCATTGGATGTTTGAACGCTCATTAAATCATTATAGCATTTTACAGCCCAATTTGCTAACATAAATGCAGAATAATTATCTTTCCTTGCCTTATTAGCAGAGACACTTCTTTTTAAATGTTGAGGTAAATCAAAATTCTGAGTTCCTCTACTGGTAGTAGAATGTTCTACTAATACGCATTGCTTCTTTGTTTGATATATAAAATCATCCTGATTTTCTATAAAATCTAAAATAGTCCAATCTTTCTTATCTTCTACACGCATCAATTCTAGTGGTATATTAAGAGATACAGTCTCATTAAAAGACTTTTCATCAGAGGCGGTTCTACTAGCGAACCATACTCTTTTATAATCTATGCATGCTTGCAGATATTCATTTGCTTTTCTTATAAAGTTGGATGTAAAAACTTGATTAAAGGCTATTCTTTTATCTTCTAAATTGTATTGGTTTTTAACATTTCTAAGCATTAGTTCATAATCCTGTCCTTCTAATTCGGAGTCCATGTTTAACGTCTTAATTTCTATTTTATCCTTTTTAAAAAGCGTTGATTCGTTGCATGATGCTAAAAATGTATCTGCTCCTGCATTATCAGTAATTATAAACACTATATTAAAATTTGTCAATATATAATATAAATAATTAACATGATTTTTTAAATTACCTAAACCTGCGTAGGTATGTACCAGAATACCCTGTTTTTTTTCTTCATCCAATTCCATTACTGCCATAGCGAAATAATCTGCATTTGGACTATCGCTCATATTAGGGTCTATCCCTAATATATATTTTTTCTTTGGATCTCCCTTCATTAAAGTATGTGGTGCCTCTCCATTTTTCAATGTGCATTCTTCCATCTTTTTAGCATTAAAATAACTATCACTTCCATCAGTAAATTGAGCGCAATATTCTCTTAGAAATCCGCTGTGGCTTGACCCACCAGCTTGAGCCTCTTCGATAATCGTTTTATCAATCATCTCTTCCGGTAAGGCTTCATAACTCATTTGACTTACGAAATACGTAGCCTCCCCTTTATCTAAACTATTAATTTTTTCACACCATTCTGTATATGTTTTATAAAGATTTTCAAAGGTGTAACTCGCGGAAGATAAAGCTATCATTTTACTTGTGTTCTCAAATACCATTCTATCTTCTTCTTTCATAACTCCTTCAGATATTAATTTATCTTCAAATTCTCTTATCTCCATTCGCTCTTTCATATTCTGTGGGGCAACTAAGAACGGCATTAGAACATTTTTGATTATTTCTTCT